TGACATCAACACGTCCTGCCCAAGGCTTTCCGTCAAAGGTTTGAACGTCATCCCAAATCGGGAAAGGCGGGAGAATGCCGTCATTCTGTCGGGCGGCAAGTACGCAAGCTGCGTATGGTTCCCACTCAACGGCGCAGACTGTGCGCCATCCGAGGAGGTGACCCCCGAGTATTCCTCCACCAGCGCCTGCGAAAAGAGCCAACTCATTCATCTGATCTCCGAGTGCGAACTGCGGATCATGCACGAAGTCGATGAGCTTGTGGAGAAAATCTGTACTAGGGTTTGTCCCTACTCAAAAAGTACGCTTAGGCCCTTGATCTGGTTGTCAACCATCGGTAGAGTGACGGTCATGCGCTGCATATCGCAACGCAAAACAGGAGCCAGAAAATGTTTGCAAACCAGTATGAAGAACACCTCGCCAGCCAGCCAGACAACAGCCGCTGGGACGGCTTTGATCGCGGCACAGTTTGGGCCGACGAATCCCCAAGCGAGCGCGTCATCGGTCGTATGACCAACGAGGCCGGTCAGAAAGTTGAGATTCTTGAAGTTGAATTCTCAGAAGGAGAAGCGGATTACAGCGTATTTGTTAACGGTGACCGCGTGTTTTTTGATTCAAATTGCCGTCAGCGTGCTGTTGTCGTAGCACGCTGGTGGATGGACGGTTGCCCAGCTTAATCAAACCACAGGGGCTTCGGCCCCCAACCAAGGAGCATCATGAAAATCATATTCACCAAAGAAGAAATCAAGGAAATCATCCTTGCCCATGTTCACCGTGAGAGCTGGGAGGAGTTCAACACCATCGAAATCCATAACTGGGACGCCGATGAATACGCCACCGTGACCTATGTCGAACCAACTCAGGAGCCTAGCAATGAGACCTGAAGACAAACAAGATTCCAATCTGACGATTCTGCTGGCGTCGATTGCCGTCGGTGCAATGTCGGCAATCTGCCTGTTCCTCGCTTTGAGCGGAGGTCTGTAATGGTCGGGAAGGTAACCCCAAACACGATGCTGTCTGCATCCCGTATCCCGGCCCTTCTGGGGCATTCAAAGTATGAGACGCCTAATGGCGTCCTTACGAGCGTAATAAACGCGCTACAGGACGTTGAAGAGCCGTTTGAGACCAACGAGGCAATGGACTGGGGCAATGCGCTCGAGGTCCCAATCTTGATCGAAGCCTCTGCACGTTTAGCACTGTCAAACTTAGTGTTAGACCATCCGAAACCGTACTTCCATCCTGACGCGCCGATTGCGTGCAGTCTGGACGGCAACGGTGATGGCAACGGGTTGGTTGTTAAGAACAACCCAGATGCAGGTATCTATGTGATCGGCCAGGACAGCATCACGCTCGACGGCGTTGGCGTGCTCGAGGCAAAGCTGACCAGCTCGTATCCCGAAGATTGTCCAGCAATGAGCCGTGGTCCGCTCCAGCTCCAAGCACAGATGGACATCACTGGCGCCCAATGGGGAGCTGTCTGCGTGCTTTACCAAGGCATCGAGCTACGGATATTTCTGTTCGCGCCTCATGAAGAAACGCAAGCACTGATCCGCAAGAAAGCGTTTGAGTTTGAGTCCAAGCTAACGCATTGGTCCGAGACTGGTGAAGTCGAATGGTACGAACCTGCCAATCCCGAGGAATTTGGCACTAAATGGCCAGGAGATCCAAACCTCGACTCTGTTGATCTTGGTGAGTGGGGAGCCACGCTGGCCGAGCGGATCGTCAAGGCCAAGCAGGAAATCAAAGTGCTTGAGGCAAGCATTGCGGATAACGAAGCCGAGCTGAAGGAAATGCTTGGCAACGCCACGCTGGCGCACGCTGAAGAGTTCCGCATCTCCTGGCCAATCCGCAATTACCAGGCACAGCCGGAAAAGATCGTCCCTGCCAAGCCAGCGCATTCAATGCGCCAGTCAACCGTCACCATCAAGGGACCAAAATGAAAATCGCAGCAGCATTTGTCGCAGCCAAACGTGCCTTTGCACCAGCGCTCAAGACCAGCACAAACCCGCATTTCCGCAACCGATACGTTGACCTGGCTGGTTGCCTGGAAGCAGTCAATGACGCTCTGCTCGAGAACGGCATCGCTGTTTACCAGGAGACGTTTGAGGTTCCCGATGGGGTCTGCGTGGAGACCTGCTTTCTTCACGAGTCCGGCGAGACTCTACGGATGGGCAAGCTGCACGTGCCAGCAGCGAAGCACGACCCTCAAGGGTATGGATCTGCCCTTACTTACGCACGGCGCTACTCATTGATGGCTGCGTGCGGTATTGCCGCCGAGGATGATGACGGCAACGCCGCCAGCAAGAAGCCCCCTCAGAAGCCCGAGGTAAAGCCGGCAAACCCATTGGATGCGGTAGCACCCAAAGCGCTGCCGAAGCCCTCTGAGCCGCCGCCAGAGATCATTGAATTCGAGGATGGAGCTGGTGGCACCTGGGCATTGCGCGTCCCTAACGAAGCCAAGCCACGCTCGATGAGCGATGACGAGGCTGTATGGGTTGTTGAGTTCAACGCTCTGGCCGATGCAGTCATGAAAGCCGGCAAAGTGCCGCCGGTAGACCGCATCGCCAAGCTCAAGCTCCTGCGTACCGCCAACGATGCTGAAATTGCTCGGCTGTCGATGGTTGAGCGTGCCAGATTTCTTCAGACGTTCTCGGCACGGATTGGCGCACTTGATGCGCTGATGAAAGCAGCCGCATGAGGATGGCTCAGATCCGATTATTGGACGCAATCGGTGGGCTTGAAAAGTCTCTGGGCCGGTTGCCGTCCATGAATGAAATAGCACGGGTTCTGGGTTGTAGCCCCCAGAACGTCCACAAGATGATCAAACGAATGAGGAGCAAGAATGAAACAGTGTCCTCCCTGCCACGGGAATTGCAATCAGGGCCGAAATTGTCCAAGGAGAAAAACACGTGAGCTACATAGTCGCCTCGCTGCCGCCGCTTAAATGCTTCGTGAAGCGAGAATTTTTGTACAACGATACGAAAGGTCACGGGGAGCTTGAACCCGCCGTCTGGGTAAGCCTGAAAGCCCTTCGGGGACAAGTGTTTCGTATTGAATCTCTGCTGCCGTCCTACGGAGCTTTGTACGACAAGCTGCCCATTCATGCTTATGTTTGGCACTCAGACGCCGGCAATCTGCCAATCGACGTGCTCCAGCTCTGGGACTGCATGGGTTACCGATTCACGATCATTGAAAAGATCGGCTTGCGTAATTTAGGCGTGAAATTCCTCGGCAAAGACAAACAGTGGCACTTTGGGCGTTACCTGTTCACGGTTGACTTCTGCGCCGATGGCATGGAGGTGGATACAGGATTCACCGAACAAGCCGAGGAACATAAGTCGTTCAATTGGATTGCGCTGGACAACGGACAGTTTGCGTGCCAGCCGAACAATCGCTGCCTGTGGTACGACCAGAGCCTGATTCCTGGCGATACGAAGTTCCCTGATTTTCAAGCCGCGCAAAGGGTTTGGACCGTAGACGGAACGAGAAAGTGGTACGCAGGAGACGATTGGTTTTACGATTTTAAGGAGAGAGAATGAACCAACTTGAAATTACCCGCATGGCGCGGGAGGCTGGTGACTGGAACGGTCAAACAGCGGAGTTCAACGACATCGGGCTTGAACGTTTTGCCGTCCTTGTTGCCGCGCATGAACGGGAGAAGGTGGCTAAGTGGATGGTCGAACGCGGCTATGCGACAGGGCATGGCAACACGATTGAAGATCTGCTGACAGAAATAAATTGGCAAGTTGCGGAGCGGGAACGGGAGGGGTGCGCCAGCGTAGCCGAATCGTATGAGCCGACTTGCGACACTTGCCCGAGCGATGTTGCTAACGCTATCCGCGCAAGGGGAGAGAAATGAAAGTCTGGATTGATCCACCAGAAGGTTGGCGCTACGGGTTTCCCAAGGTTTGGAATACCGATCTGCACGACAATCTGCATCATTGGTTAAACGACCGAGGTTACCCGCCGGAGCTGCGTGACCAGTACGGTGAATATTTCTTCGTCCGGCAATGGTCCGTCAGAGACGACCCTCTTGGAATTTAAAGCGCAGACACGTCGATGAGCTGGCCGCGAAAATCCAGTATTCCTTCGGCGTGTTTGATCGCTAATTCGGGAACCAACAGCCGGGAATCTCGGAATGTAAGCACGGAAAATCCGGAACGCCAGTTCACCGGATTGTCCTCGAGGTAGTCATTGAATTGCTTCCCATCAATGTCGGCCA